GCGGCATTCCCCCGTTTGCGGCCTGCCCCATTGGAGCGCCGATAAGGGGTGTAGATGCGTAATAAAATGGCAGTGGATTGCCGGGGCTAAGTGTTACATCAAACCAAGAGTTAGTGCCAGTTGCGGCGTTCAAGTTCTTACGAAAGCTGCCAAAAAACGTCTGCCCGTTTTCTTCAGCATCAACCAAATCTTTGTAAGAGCGGATCGCCACTTAATTAACCTCTGATGTTCCGCGCACGATTGCTACCATGTTTGCAAATACCGCAGCATCCGTGTGGGCGCATGGCTTATAAACAACGCCTTCAACCAAGAATACGGGTTCGTTGCATTCAGCGCACAAATACAGTGGCTCATCGCCTTTGGCTAAGTTGGGTTGCGTCATATCAAGTCTCCGTGACTGTGAGGGCTGATGCGTTGAACTGTGGCTGAATACCAGAAGCAACGGACAGCGAGCTATTGAGTGGGCCTGAGTAAAGCACGTTACCAGCGCCCGTTAAGGCAGTGCCGATCGCAACATAGGTCAGCGTAGAACCAGAAGCGCCGCACTGTGGAAACTGAACCAGCGCAGTGTTAACCGCCGTGTTTGTTGAGACAGTCCAGCCAGCCGATGTACGCAGAACGCCAATGCGGGTGTAGTTGGTGTATGCGGTTTCGTTGGTTAGCTGGCTGTTGCCAGTGCCCGGATCAGCCGTGTGAAGGCTTAGATACAAGCTAGTATACGGTGAAGACGCAGCATTGTCCGCCATGTTTGCCCAAGCCGTAGCGTTAAAGATTAGCTTGAGTAAATTGTTACAAGTGATGATTGATTTTGCCATGATACTTCCTTATGCAAATATAATTTATTCAATTCCGACTATGCGACCTTATAGCGCGAATATGCCGCTTGCATTCCACGTGATGGCGATATTACCACCGTTCGGTGTCACTGGCAAACCGGTTACCGAGGTGTCGATGTACGCCACCAGCGGAGAGGTAGACGGTGTGCCCGTGTCGATGTAGAGGATGAGAGCCTCGACGGAGTTACCCGTGACGGCAGTGAACGACACGTCAGCGCCATCGAACACGCCGTTGGTGAAGGTCTTGCTGCCGATAGTCTGCGGCGTGTTTACAGTGGCCGCAGACGCCGACGAGTAGAACTGGTGCGCCGCGCTGTACGTGTATACACCAGTGTCGATCAGAGCCACCTTAACGGTGCCCGCCGAGAGGTTGTTGTTCGCCGTAAACTGAAGCAACTGCTCCTTCCACAGCGGGTATAGCGCATTCGCCATTTGGTGCGTCCTTTAGATTAGCATTTCTTATCGTTTGGCATTGCGGCAAGACCGCCCTTGTTGCGGCGGATCATTGGGCGGTCGCTGTGAGCAGGCACGCCGCCACCGTTTTTCATAGGCAACGGACGGGCAGGCATCATCCGTGCCCGCTCTAAATCGCTCATGACTTTAGGCATCGGCTTCTTTGCCGCTGGTTTAACCACCACTGGCTTCTTCGCGGGGTCTACGCCGCCCGGTGTCATGCCAAGCTCTTCGTTCGTCATGCGACGGCCAGAGCTGTCTGTTGGGCGAGTGGAAACGCCCTCGTCCATGTACTTCATGCGAGTGCTGTCTTTGAAACCTTTCATGTCACTTACCTTTCTTGCGGGCCGCAGCCATATTATCAACGAGATTTGGATAGGGTCGTCCTGCCGCCTTGGCACGCGCCTTGGCAGCTTTCTTGCGCTTGACCGACAAGTCTTTCGGCTTGCCAAGGTCTTTCGGGCGTTTCTTGTCCCAGACAGGTTTTACTGCGAAGTCGCTCATGTTAGCAGTCCCATTTGCGCCTCGCTTTATTGAGCCTGCTATCGGGGTCGCGTGCAGCGTCAGGAAACATTTTGGCTTGCCCAGCGGACCGCGCGCAGAAGCTCTTGCGACGTGCAGCCGCTTTGGGTGATTTCTTCGCCTGCTTGGCGCTGACGGGCGGCTTGATGTCCTTGCCCTGAGCGCGCAGCGATGCGCGGCCCTTGGCGTTGAGGCCACCTTCGGGGTTCTTGCCCTCCTTGCGGGTCCATGCGCCGCCGCCCTCGGCCATAGCGAGGCCACCCTTCTTGAAGGGCACGCGCAGGTTGGCGTTGACACCGCGTTGCTGTGGGTCATAGCCCACGCCCGCAGAGAACTTCGGATTGCTGTACTGCGCCTGAAGCTGCTGTAGCGAGACGCCTTTGGGGTTGACACGCATCTGAGCGCCAATGTCGAACTGGCCGTTGCGCGTGGGCACCTGAGCGCCGATCTGCATGCCGTTCGGCGTTAAGTTTGCGTTGGCGCGGGGCGGTTGCCCTTGCTGCATAGGCTGCTGCAGCATAGGCTGCTGCCCGCGCCTGTTCACACCCAGCGCGTCGTCGATCTGGTTCTTGGCCTTAAACAGGCGAAGGTCGAACGTGTTGTCCACCATCAATCCGCGTAAGACTTAACCATCTCAAGGATGATAGTGTATGTATCACCAGCGCCAGTGTCGCGAGTTGAGAACTGGATGTCGCCGGTCTTGCCAGCGCCTGCGTTGTTCCACAAACCGCCGAACTGCGTAAAATCCATCGAGTACATATTGTTCTGTGGAATTACAGCGATAAGCACATCGGCTGTCGCGTCCCAATACATGTCGACTTCCATGCCGTGCGTCATGGCGTGGATTTTCGTAATCGTCACGCCGTCGCAGGCTTTGTTGAAAGAACTTGAGTTGAGTGTCGATACATCGACCTTGGTCACTTTGGTCTCGCCGGTGCCGTCGGAGATGTTCGTAAATTTCATGATGGCCATACGCTCGCCATCGAACAGGGTCTGTGTTGTTACTGCATCTGCCATCTAAATATTCCTTGATAATCAGGGGCCACCCGAAGGCGACCCCCTCATATAACACAAGACTAATGCTTAGTCATCAGCCGTTGTTTGTACGTACAACATGGTGACGCGAACTTGACCCGCAGTCGGCTGACCGACAGAGGTTATAGTTGCGACAACCGTGCGGTTCGTGCCAACATCGTCCATCGCAGCAAGCTGTGCCGCGGTGAACGTAGGCCGAACGCGCACGCCAGTCTTGGCGTTGACGCCACTGGCGTAGGTCGTACCAGCAGAAGCTGTGCCGACTGTCAGCGTTGCCGAGGTGGCGCTGTCGTACTGCGTAAGCACGTCAACGATGATGTCCACAATCTGCGAAGACGCAGGGATGTTGAACGTCGCGTTTTGTACCAGTGTGGCGTCGAAGTTGATCAATGCGGTTTGGCTAAGAGTGACGAAGCCGAGGTTCGGTCCGCCGCTTTCGCCTGCGTTGCGGTCGCCAGAGGCGAGTGGTCCGCTCCAAGTAGTTTGTGACATTTAGTTTCTCCTTTAGAGAAGGGAGGGGAGCCGAAGCCCCCCAACCCGATTAGATGCCAGCCGTACCGTATACGCCGCGTGGATCGGTCCAACCGAACGCATAACGCTCGGTAGCCTTGTAGCGCATGCTGTCGGTTTCGAAGTCGCCTTCCATGCTCTTCTCAAGGCCACGACGCATCGCGAGCTTGAGACCCTCTGGCGCGTCAGTCTGTACCCACCATGCAGTGGTCGAGGTGATACGCGAAAGGTTAGCCTGTCCGTCGCTCAAAAGTCCCAAAGAATTCACAGGGTTAACGTCATTATTTGCAGTGCCTGCACGCAATACTGACTTCAACAATACTTCAGCTTGGAACACGTTCGATGGACCGGAAACGATCTTCTTTGGTGTCAAACGAATGCGCTTGCCGTTGTTGTCTACGGCGTTGCGGATTTGGATGAGGATTTGTTCCAAAGAAGTCTGCGACAAGTTGGCTGCCGTCGTAAGCTGGTTCGAGAACGTACCAGTTGCGATTGGGTGAGCCGCGTTGACCAACGATACGCCGTCGCCGCCTGCATACGAGCTGTTGAAAGCGCGGTTCAGGATGTTGGCACCAAGGGTTTCCTTGGTTTCGATCAGCGACTGTGCAAGGTGACGAGCATAGGTCTGACCGATACGGATGTGGTCGCCATCTTCCACCAGAACCTTTGTCAATGCAAAAGCGAGGCCGTAGACGCGATACACGTAGCGCTGGATGAACAGCACGCCGCCGGATTGATACGTGACAGGCATGCCGTCTGGCAATTCTGGCGCGGCACCAAAGCCGAACAGGACAGGCTCTTCGTGGTAGTTACGGGGAATGCCCTTAAACTCTTTGAAGACCTGCGCCCACTCATCAGCGCGTTGATCGTAAATTCCGTTGAACTCTTCGTTAAGAATTGGTTCAACGATTGAACGGAAGTCTGTACTTCTCATTGGGGTAGCCATTGTTCAAGCCCTCCTTAGTACGCAGCCACATCAGCGACGTTCTGATGCTCGCTGATTTGGACCTGAGCGATGACGTATGTGTCACCCCAGTTGTTGTCGGGACCGGGAGTGATCCCGATGAGGCGGAACGACGCGTTCGCAGCAGCAGACGAGACGTCAAGCATCATCTGACTGATGCCGACAACAGTCGAACCAGTACCGATGGTGGTGAAGTCGTACTGCTTACCGATGTCGGCTACGTTCAGAGCGGCGTTGCTCTGGATTTCGTAAACGATGGTCGGGTCGAGCGTGACGTAGGCAACGATGTCAGTCGCTGCGAGCGATGCAGTCCACTTGTTGGATACGCGACGACGACCGTCGCTGTCCGTGAACTCAACGCCTTGGAAGGTGCCGATGAAGCGTGCACCGATAGCGGCTGCAACAATAGTACCTTCCGTTTCGCCACCAGATGTTGCTGGCGCGATGCGGACAGGTTGGTTCTGTAAAATATTAACGGCGTAGCCTGTCTGGATCGTGAAGGCGGTAGGACGAACCACGCCGCTTGGCGAATAGACAGGGCGTAAGCCGAACGGTTGTGATACCGAAGACATAGCCTTAATCCTTTGTTAGTTAGATGGACCCGGCATTAGTCAAAGAGACCAACACGCGGGTTGTTGTCACGCATCTCCATCAAACCATCACCTTCAAACAGCGTGCTACCAGAACCCTCTGCCTGTCGCCGCATTATCTCTGCGGTCTCAGTCAGCTTGCTCTCCTCACGTAACGGAGCGTCGTGGTGAGCTTCCTGCATGAACTTCTGATAGAGGCTCAAGGGCAGCTTAAACGCGAGCATCTCGTTGACACCAATCAAGCCAGACCACTCGCCTGTCTTGACTGAGGCGAACTCCATCCCCGGAACATCCGCTGCCTTAATCGGTTCGTAACCGATCCGCATACGGCGTTGGATAGGGTCACGGGAGTTCGTCGTCGTGAGCCAGCACACATGATATCCCGGTATGTTCGGTAGATCAGGAAGTGCGTCATTATGCATTTGCATGCGGAACATTTCGAGCCGGTCGTCATCAGTCACTTCGCGATTTTCGGTGACCTGTCGGTCCTCCATTTCGCGTGACTGCCGTCCTACACCGAGTTCCTTCTTCAAACGCTCATCAGTATTACTTGTCATGTTGTCTCACTCCATTGTTTCAGCGAGCCGAACTTTTATCGTAAGCCTGATAAGCCTTGAGCATTTGGTTGCGACGTGGAACGTCATCCCAAATGCCTGCGTCTATCATAGCCTGTTTTCGTTCTGGCGTCACGTATATTTCTCGTTTTGTTGAAACGGGCGCGTGCTCACGCGTCGTTCCGGTCGGGGGTGCCTTGCGTTTGCTAGGACTTTGGCGGGTCCCCGCCTCGTCGTCGCCAATGCGTGAGGCCACGCGGCGGGTCAGTTCGTGCCAGTAGTCGGCGTCCTTGGGGTTGTACCCCTCGGCGGCGAGCTGGTTGTCGATGACCTTCGTGATGGCGCTGTCCTCGTCACGGCCGCTGGGGTCGTACCAAGGGTTCGCGTCCATCCATTCCTTTGCGTAGGAAACCACGCGCGGGTCAGGGCCGGGGTTGGCGTGCTGCTGGCGGACTTGCTCCACCTGCTGCTTCTGCTGCCACAGTTGCTGCGCCTCGTACTGCGCCTCGTCGCGCAGACGCATCGCCGTTGCCACGTCGTCACCGTTACCGGCCTCGACTGCACGTGCGATGATGCTCTCGGCCTGCTTCACGTCGGCCTGAGCCTGCGCGATGCGGTGGTCGATGGCATTTACATTGCTGGCAAGCGTGTTGCCCTCAATGGCAGAGACGCGACGCAGTAGCGTGTCGTTCTGCTGACGCAGCAAGGCAAGCTCGCGGTCTGCGTGTTCCTTGGCGCGTTGACGCACCTCGCGCCGCTTTTGGCGCTTGATGCGGTTCTTGTTAACGATCTCCTCGTCACTGTCGTCTTCGCTGTCGCCAAGCCGCTCGTCACTGTCGTCCTCGTCATCGTCGCTATCGTCCGCGTCGTCCTGTACAGGTTCCTGTACGGGTTCCTCGCCTTCGATAATTACGATGTCGTCTTCACCGTCATTTTCTGTCAGTTGGTTGTCAGCCATATCTATGCTCCTAGAGGAATGCCTTGACGGCAAGCGGGTCACCGGTGACCTTGCCCACCAAATCAAGATCGTTGAAGATTACGACGATGGCCTCTTCCCCATCATCGGTCTTTACCGACCAACGGTCACCGCCGTAGCGGGGCACGCGCACGAAGTCGCCGACTTCGCACCACGACCCTTCGGGCCAGTGTTCCATTGTGTTGCGGTTCTTGAACGCGAGGCTGCCGATGTCGATGACCTTGGCTACCTGCGTGTTGTAGTGCTCCGTCTCGCGGACGTCGCCTGTCAGGATGATGCCGCCCTTCGTCTTTGTCTTGGGTGTCCGTATCTGGCACAGGACGCGCGAGCCGAATGGCTTCACGCCTGCGTCACAGGGTGGGAATGCCTCATCAAGTCCGTCGTAACTAAATTCGACGCTGTTTCCATTTATCTGCATATGTGCTCCTAAAATTCACGTTTGTCGTCCTCCGCCACCGTGTTGATCAGGATTTCCTTGGCCCGCTGTATCCCAGCGTACAGGCCAACGGCGCGTCCATAATCAAACTCGGTCTTGCCGGACGGCCTCTCCAGCGCCTCAACAGCCATCGCTGCCTGTTCTGTCTCAAGGCGCTGGAGGAGGGTCTCTAGTCTCATGCCGGTGTCTTCGGGCCTTTGCCTACTTTTGGCATGATGCCCATTGCCATCTTCTTGTGCATCGGCATGTATTTGTCGCCTGCCTTCGGGCTGCTGCCCTTGGGTGTCGCGGTCTTTGCGTTTTCTGCCATATGTGTTTCCTTATGGTTGTGGATTTATCCCAGTGCCGGTTGACACTGCGATGCGTTCGCCAGACATGATCTCGGCCTGCGCAAGCTGCATGGCCGTCTGGTTGTCTTGCTGGTTCATGGTCATGCGGGCGTTCAGCTCTGCCGACTTGCGGGCGTCCTCGCGGTCCTGCTTCATCTGCTCAAGCTGCTGCTCGATCTGTAGCTTCTGTGCCTGAAGCTGCATCTCGGCTTGGCTCTGCATCGCCTCGGCCTGCATCTTCTGGCCCTCGATCTGCATGGCCGTCTGGTCCTTCTGCTGCTGCATCTGCATCTTCTGACCGTCGAGCTGCATCTGCGCCTGATCGCGCTGCTGCTGTGCCTGTAGCTTCTGACCTTCAAGCGCGGTGCGCGGGTCTTGCGGCGGTTGCGGTGCGAGTTGCTGCATCGTCTGTATGGCCTGCGCGATGACAGGCGGCAGTGCTGCGAACACCTCGGTCGCGTCGGTGACCACGGACTGCGACGCCTCGGCCAGCATGCGGTCGAACGCGCGGCGTGCCTCGTCGTCCTTGAGGTTCTTCATGTCCTCGGAGATGTCGATGCCCGACGTGTCCTCGGCCAACTCAAGCACGGTCGAGGCGTACCACAGCGCAAGGTGCTCCTTGATGTGGCCCAGTATCACCGGCAGGTAGGTCGGCGCGATGAGCTGGCTGCCGCCGAGCGCGGGGTTCGTCATGTATGCCAAGTGCGTCTTGAGGTGGGCGATGTGGTCCTGCTCTGGGAAGGCGACAATCGGTCGGCCCATTGTGGCGGCGACGTTCTCGTTGACCGCGTTCTGCTGCTTCGGCTCCATCGGCGGGACGAGCAGCTCGGATGGGTTCGGTACGCGCAGCGTCTCAAGCAGGCGCTCCTCGACCTTACGCAAGTTGTATAGTTGCGGCAGTGCGGCGGCGCGCTGTGACACGGCCTGCACCTGCGCGAAGCGCTGGCTCTCGCTGAAGATCGCGGGGTCGGACACAGGCACGACGTCCATCGGACCCTCGAAGTCTGCGCGGGTGGCCAGCACCTCGCCGACCTCGTGCTTCACGTCCGCGTCGTCCAGATACATCGCGTTCAGGCGGTGCAGGATGCGCAGCGTGCGGGCCATTGCGTTGTGCAGGCGGGCGTGGATCGACGAGAACACGGTCATGCCCTCTTGGATCAGCGCGAGCGTCGTGCCGACTGGCGCGTTCGGGTTCTGGTCGGCCAAGTTGTCCATAGACGTGCGGACCACGCCCTTGCCCGCGTCGACCACGAAGCCGAGCAGTTGGAACAGGGTCGGCGACGGCGGGTTGAACGGTATCGGCATGGCCAGCTTGCGGACGTCATCCACGTTGAGGCCGCCCTCGATCTCCTCGACCTGCGTTGGCTGGATGTTCAGCGACTGGCCGCCGCGTGTGCCGCCCTTCAGCTTGAGCATCGTTGGCACGTTCTGGATGTGCGCGCTGTCCATCAGGGCGCGCAGTGCGCCGGTCGCGGCAGCGGACAGGCCGCCGATCATGTGCGGCAGGCCAATCGGATAGGCACCGCGCCACGGGATGAACGGGTACTCGACGAACCAGTCGAGCGGCTCGCGGCTGTCGTCCTCCTCGTCCCAGTTGCGGTAGATCGCCAACACCTTGCTCGACGGCTTGTCGATGGTGATGATGTACGGCGCGTTGCCGTTGCCCTCGACGTCGGCAATGACGTGGCACTCGAACACGGTGCGCAGCCCATCTTCGTTGTAGCTGGTGTCGTTGCGTCCCTCAATCTTGTCGTTCGCCACGTCGGCCGCCGAGCGCTCAGGCTCTTGACCGGCTGGCGTCAGGTCGACGTCGCGATACATGCCGCTCTCGACGCGCATCTCATAGTCGAGCTGCGTCAGATACTGGACGTGCGTCTTACGCTGCGCGGTGTAGAAGTTGGTCGCCGCGAAGGGCAGGTACATGTCGTCGATGGCGACGAACAGGAAGCCGGGGCGGTTACGCGCCTCGTCCCACGACATCTTGAGGTACTGCGCGCCGCCGAGCGGCACCTGCGTCAGTAGCTGCTCCAGCTCGGAGCGGAAGTCTTGGCTCTGCACGGTGAGCTGCCAGTTCATGAGCGACGTCTTGCGCTTCGCCTTCTGGATTTTCTTCATCGTGACTTCGCCCTCGATCAAGTCCTTGGCTGGACCTTGCGGTGGCAGAAGCTCCTTGATGGCGCGCGACGCGAAGTCGATGCATGCCTCGGTCATCATCGGGTGCACGACCTTCGACGCGCCGTTGAACTGCGCGCCGCCGGGCGCGTCGTCACCTAGCCCTGTGCGGCGGATGCCCTCCTCGTACTGCTCGTCGCGCTTCTTGCGCGCCTCCTTGTCGCGGCTGATCAGTTCGAGGAACTTCGAGGCCAGTGACTTTAGGTCCGGTTCGGGCATAGTTTCGGCAAGGTTGTCGTAGAACTCGCTCTCGCCTGCGGCCGGTCCGTTCTCGTCGAGCGTGACGATAGCGCCACCGTCCTCGGTGTCCTCAACGTCGGTCACGTCCTCGCCGTCGAACTCAACGGTCTCGCCCTCGATGATGTCTTCGTCTTCGATCATTGCCTAATCCTTACTGCCCGTACGGGTTCTGTATCATCTTTGGTGGTGGTTTGTCGAACTCTTGCTTTTTGTCGACAAGGGAACCAAGCATACCTTTATCCATCATCAAGCGTAAGGCTTGTGTCGAGCTGTCCACGAAGTCGTCGTGCTTGATGCTGCCCTTGCCGGTGAAGCTGCATAGCTGCGCCACCAGCGGGTCGGCCCAGACGCGCGCCTTGCCGGGGAACTTGTCGCTCTCTGGCAGGAACACCCTGCGCCGTGCGAACACGGGGCTGACCACGTGCAGGCGCGCCAGCTTGTCTGCTCGGCCGGGGTTGTAGGCGTGCGCCATGATACCCTCGCGCTCAAGCATCTGTCTCAAGCTGATGCCGCTCCCCTTGTCCTCGATCAACAGGATGTCTGGCTTGCGCCCAGATGTCAGCGGCTTGGTGCTGCCATACATGGGCTTGATCATCGCGACGTCTTGGTCGTCGCCGTATGCCGTGTTCATTTCCTTCTTCACGCGCTTGATCAGGTCGGGCATGCCGAGCTGCTCCTGCCAGCAGTCGAGCAGCAGGGCGTAGCCCTTGGTGTCGTGCTGGAAGACGCCCCAGACGCTGCACGCCGTGTAGTCGGCGTCGCCGCTCTTCGTGTCGCGGGTGGCCTCGGTGAAGGCGGTGTCGAGCGACATGATGATCCAGTCGAAGGCGGGCAGCGGCTTCTTGGCTGGCCACAGCTTGAGCCAGCTCCGCTTGATGACGCCGCTCTCTTCGGGGTCGATCAGCTCGCCGTACAGCTCTTGGCGGCCGATGGTCGTGCCCTCGTACTGCTCGAGCTGCTCGAAGAAGCGGTCGGGCAGGTTGTCCTTGTTGTCGAACGTCGAGCCTGAGATCACGACGCGGCCAGCCTTCGGCACGATGAGCTTGCGCACCAGCTCGACGGGGCGCGGCGTCGTTGTCCAGACTACCTGCGGTGCCTTGCCGAGACGCAGGCCCATCATGGCCATGTCCCAAGTCTCTTCGGCGTTCTGCCACGCGGCCAGCTCGTCGCACCATATGAACTCGTGCTGCGGGCCGCGCAGTCGGGCTGGCTTCTCGGACGTGAAGCCACGTATCTTTGTGCCGTTCTTCATCTCAAGGAGAAGATCAGTGCTGTTGTATTTCTTGATCAAGGCTTCTGGGATGACGTTGAGCAGGCCGCTCTCACCCTGAAAGCAGACCTTGTCGACGTCGGCGTAGGTTGGCGCGATGACGGCGCAGTAGGTGTTCGGCACCTCGGCAGCCTTGGCCCCCAGCCACTCGGCACCGATGCGCGTCTTACCGAACCCACGCCCCGCCATGAAGCCGTACTCGCTGAAGTCTTCCTGCGGTATCTGGTTCGGCCGCGCCGTGTCCGACCAACGCTGCTGCCAGTCGGCGTATATCTGCCACTCGACAGGCAGCGCGGTCATCACCGTCGCGTCGATGGCCGCCGCGTCAAGCATTGCGATACAGCGTCAGGGTTTCGCGCAGCTCGGCGTTGGCCGCGCGTATCTTGTCGTAACGCTCGTTCGCCAGATGCAGCGCGTGGTTCAGGGCGTACTGCTCGGTCGCGTGGTGCTCGGCCGCGGCCTCAAGCTCGCGGACGCGCCGCCACGGATTGGTGAACAGGCGCGGGATCATTCGCCGTCGCGCTTCGCGGCTCGCAGGCTGGCGGCGATGCGCAGCGCCAGTTCGGCTGGGTCAGGCACGTTGGTCAAGCCCTTGCCGTCCTTGCCTGTGATCTCGGTGGTGGTCTTCGTGCCGTACTTCTCAGGCCGCCAGTGGCCGAGCAGCTTGAGGCGGTACTCGGCGCGGTTGCGCGCCCAGCTTATCGAACCGTTGTCGATCTTGCCCTCGAAGCGCTCAGGCGGCGTGTCAACGATCTCGAGGACTTCGTCGGCGATGGCGTCTGCGCCAGCGGCTCTGGCTTGCGCGTGTGCGGACGCTAATGCTTCGTCTTCTTCGAGCCACCGGCTCCACGACATCGTGCTGAACTTCAGGTCGCGACTGATCGACGTCATCGTCTCGCCGAGCGACAGGCGCTCAAGCACCTCCGCCACCAACTTATCATTCTTCTTCGCCGGGTAAGGCATTTGTCTGCATGCTCCGTTCACGTGCACAGTGCTACCAGTTACAGCGCCCAAATAACACCAGCCGATGCGCAGTGCAATAGGTCACACAACAATTATGTACGACGGGCGTCCCAGAGCCAACCTACCTGCCCGACACTGTCACTTGCGAATAATTACAAGTTGACCTGTCCCGTCTGCTCCACGAGTGTCACGGGACGCGTGGTACGGGACGAGGTCCACCATTTCCGACCCATGACTTTTTCTGCTCCACACCATGACCCACGTGTCCCACACCATGAGTACCCCTAAAGGGGTATACTCTCATGGGTTGGTACATGCACCACGTCCCATGATGTCCCATGGTGCGTCATGGGACATGGTGTAAACGCTTTGATTGCATGGTGTATCGAGACGGTGTAAACCACACGATTGCACAGCCCATTTACCACCTGTAATTTTTTACACATAGGCCCTGAAAATTATTTTCAATTAAATGCAATTTAGTTGTTGCATATACCCTCAAACTGTTTATGGATAATCGGACCAACACAGAAAGGGACTACAAAATGATTATCGCACAACTTCTCCGGGTCGACAAAACCACTGGCATCGTCACCGCCAACGACGGCCGTTGCTGGGATGTGTCTGGCGACAACTGGAACGAGTTGGTAGCTGACGCTGATATCGTAGCTGCTTACGAAGGTCTGACCATTGAGTTTTACAACAGCGAACTACCAGAAGCGTAACCAACGAAAGGGACAATACCATGACCAACTACACCACCCGCATCCAGCCCGTGCCCTGTTACAAGGGTGCCAAGGGCTACCAGCCGGTAATCGAGTTCCGCTACCGCCGCGAGCTGTACTGCTTCGAGGGCAGCATCCACCAGCGCCGCTGGGCCGCCGACGACGAGGCGCAGCGCATGGGTGACCGCATCGACGCCTACGTCGAGATCATCGCCGCCCAGAATAAGTAACCAACACGGGGGCTTCGGCCCCCAACAACCTGAAGGGACTACCAACATGCTTATCGACCTGCAACAGAGAAACGCCGACAATCACACGTGGGAGCTGGTTGCCACCTTCCGCTACGCGCACATGGCCATCGAGGCTGCCGTGGCTTTCAGCAAGCTGGACCGTGGCACCTACCGCGTCCTAGACAAGCGCTTCCACACCGAGGGCGACCCGAGCACTATCATCACCAACGGGCACATTGCACAACCAGAAGGGACACCAACATGATTAGACCAATACTTAACCTCAACGGCAGCAGCGCCTTCGACCTGATCGACCCGCGCCGCACTGCGATGGACCTGCTGCTTGAGGCCATCGACGCGCTCAAGAAGACCACGCCGAACAGTCGCGACTACCCCGGCCATTACGACCGCTGCCTTGACGACCGCGACACCCACTTCGACCGACTGGCCACGCTGCACACGCTGCGTGAGGAGCTGCTCGACGAGGCACTACACATCCAGCAACAGGAGAAGGGAGCATGAGCGCGCTAACCCGAGAGGAGTGGCTGGCCACCTGCGGCGACCTTGTCAAGGCCTACGAACGGTCTTGGAAGGCAGCCGACGCACTGATGCGCGACGGCGCAGAACAAGAGCGCGCCGAGATCGTGGCGTGGCTGCGGTCGCAGGGCGGCCACCACGACGACATATATGAGGAAGCCGCCGACGATATTGAACGCGGCGCACACAAAGGAGAATAACAATGAACGACGTACCAGCATTCCCCCAAACAATGGACACCATAATAGATAAGCCGGGCATGACCCTGCGCGACTACTTCGCAGGGCAAGTGCTAAATGGCCTGTTCGCTGGCAACAATGCAGGAGGCTCGATAGACGCCCTCGCCGAGCGAGCATACATATACGCAGACGCCATGATCGAAGTGAGGGACGAGTAATGGCCAGCCGCAACCTGCCACACCACCTGTACGTCTACGTCGACCGTGCGTTCATCCGCAAGGACGACGTTGGCTTCGAGCCTGCCGTCTGGTTCGCCCTGCGATCCGAGCCGAGCCGCGCGTGGGGCTGCCACGTCATGCTTGAGTGCGGCGCGGTCTACCGCAACGTGCCACCACACGCGATAGCCTTCAGCGCCTGCCCTGCGCCGTGGTGGACACTGCAAGAGGCGCAAGTATGGGACTGCTACGGCACCGAGTTCGACGTCATACGCTACGACTATCTGGCGGACCTGACGGCGCGTTACGACGGCACCGACGACCGAGCGACCTGCCTGTTCACCGCCTGCCCATATGGTGACGGCTTCAGTGCCGCGCCAGAGCAGAGTAAGGAGTTCATGTTCATGCGGACGGAGGGCGACAGGCTGCTCATCCGGCCGACGAACATGCTGCTCTTCGAGGAGCGCAGCTTCACCACCGACACAGGCTGGCCCAGCGACATCCTGACAGCGACACAAGTCTGGGGCTGCGAATAGTGGCCCGACCAATGATCTACCCAATGGGGACGCTGGAGATCGGCGAGGTGGCCACCATGCCAGCCGACAAGAAGGGCGCGCCTCGGCGCACGTCTAAGAACGTGTCACAATACGGCATCCGCAACGGTAAGGCGTTCAAGTGCCTCACCATCGAAGGTGTAACTTTCATCACTAGATTAGGATAAGCAAATGACTGACAACAAGCAGGAGACGCACCAGCGCAACCTAAACATGCTGGTGGAGCACACGCGGTTTCTGTTGGACGCATATAAGGCAGGGGAGCTACCGTTACCCTACAGGCGTTTCAACATGCAGGACTATAATCGCGGCCTCTATAAGGACGCTAAAATCAGTTTTTGCACAGAGCATGGCTGTTATGACTGCGGGCCTCACAATTGCACACATGGTCGTGGCATAGACGGGTGGCAGGACTACTGCCGCAACGTGTTTGGGATGGATAACCAGAGTGTATACGACTACATTTTCGGCCCAATTGGAATAAATAGCCGAAACGTAAATGACTATCTTTTCAACCAAGAACGGGAACTAAGCAAATGACTGACAAAGAAATAACACACGCAGCCCGGCAAATCTGCGCCGATCAATGTGACAATCAAGACAACAGCGACGGGCAGCTATATCTGTCCGGCGGCTGGGATCACACAATCTGGATGCGGCTTGCTGAACAAGGCATCCGGCTCGGTATGGTAATTGAACGCGCCGCACTGGCAGATTGGTATTTGAAACATAACCAACGCCAGTTGGCTGATAACGTCTTGCGCGGCGACCACATAAAGGAAACAACATGACAGACGAAGAAATCGAGAAGCTGGCGCGGGCCATGTGCGAGGCTGACGGAGTTGACCCCGAAGCCCGCGCATCAGGCGGCCCCAACGATTTCGCAGAGCAGCGGAGCGAGTGGAACGGATACGCTGTCGGGTGCTTTGGCCCAGCGTGGCACCAGTATCGACGTGAAGCGCGCCTGTTCCTCGCAGCCCACGCAGCATTAAAGGAAACAACATGACAAGTGATAAAGACGACGAGCAGCCTTGCTGCCCACGCAATCCATGGTGCTTAGGTTGCTTTGTCTGTGACCCGATTGTGCGCGCTTTTCTCAATAACACCCGCCAACCCCAGACCGATGCGGTGGAGATTGAACGGCTGCGGATCGAAGCAGAGGCGCAGTACGACCGTGGCTATTACGATGGCTGCACACACCCGATTGTGCAGACCGATGCGCTTGCACCTGTCGGCACAAAGGGAAAATATATTCATGAAGGCTTTGTGCTAGCCTGTCGCGTAACGGCGCATATTGAAGGCTGGTTAGAGGTCGAGTTTAAGGGGGATAATTCACCCGCCGTTATACGACCATCAAGGTTCGCAGCACTAAAGGAAACAACATGACAGAGAATAACAAATACTATTGCCCCGTCATGGGCGCTTGGTTGCCACGGAGGAAGAGTTATCGTGAAACCATCGTTCAAGACGAAGCACTATGCCGCGCCATTAAACAGCACGAAGCCTTTAAGCAAAAGGTGAGCGATGCGGTGGAGGAATATAAAGCAGACCAGCCCTACATTTGGAAGCAAAGTGCGTCTGATTACTTTTGCCGCCTCATCATCCCCAAGCCCAAGCCTGACCCGCTGGTGAAGATACTGGATATGGCGCGCGTAGACCCAAAAGTGGCCAGTACGCAGGAATACGTTGATGCAATCCGCGCCGGACTGGACGCCCGTGGGCTGGAGATACGGAGCAAGAACGATGGATGACCTAATCAAAAAGCTGGAGGAGTTGGAGGCGGGCTTCAACCTACCGATATGCCCCTCTTGGATGTATACCGCCGTCCGCCATTGCCAGAGGAACGTGGATATTGATGTGGAAGACGGTTTTAATGAACCAGACCGCTACGATGGCACTTACATTGCGGAATTAGTGAATATGCTTCCCAGCATTATCGCAGCCCTCCACCAACCCCAGACCGATGCGCTCAAGATAGCGCGGGAGGCTTTGACCAAAGCGCGAAACACCCTTGCCGGATGTGGTATGCCCAAAATAGCAGCCGACATTTGTGATAAGGCACTGGAAGCACTAAAGGAAACAACATGACAAGTGATAATCACACATACGAAGTTAATGTCACCCGAACGCGGGTCGTAGTGTCCGAAGGTATTGTTACGGTTAATGCAACATGCTTGCGCGACGCAGAGCGGCAAATCACAAACCTAAACCCCAAACGGTGGCGGACAGTTAAAGATGATTGCAAGACAACGCGTGAGATTATTGATTTACCATTTTAAGGAAACAACATGACAGACGATAACATTAAACAAAAAGCCCTAGCCCTATTGAATGAGGTGCGAAAAGAGAGGGGCGGTGTGTCACGGATGATGATTTACCGTGAAACCAACATTGAAGACGAAGCACTATACCGCGCCATCGAACAGCACGAAGCCTATAAGCAAAAGGTGAGCGATGCGGTGGAAGCGTATTTTCAGCAACCAGACTACTTAGGTAAATTTAACGACACTTTAGGCCGCTTCATCATCCCCAAACCCAAGCCTGACCCGCTGGTGGAGATATTGGACAAAGCAACGGACGGTGGCACCACCCTGCAAGGGCTTGCAGACCGCATCCGCACCTTACTGGAAGCCCGTGGGCTGGAGATAAGGGAGAAGGGGCAATGACTGAGGAACAAACTAAACAGATTGCTACATACGTTACTTTTTGCCTTGCAGTGATAGCTTTATGTCACGGGATTTCTGCTTTCGTTTCTTGGGAGTGGTCTTGGATTTGGGAATGGAAACCAGAAGGCCGAAGTATGGTTATCTGGATAATGGCAGTATTTGTTAGTGTTCGGTTTATTAATAATATTAATAAAAGGTGAGTTTCCTAACATGACCCTGCGCCAATTCCTGCAGGATAATTTCGGCTGGGATATTTACGACTGGGCCGACGATGAGATTAGATTTTAAGGAGCAAGAAAGATGACGAAAACATTAACTGAACGCCTCGAAGCAATTCACGCGGAGGCGATAAAGAACATACGGGGTAATCTCGTAGGCACTACGGACCACGATCTTGAGCTTCTGGCCACAGGCAACTGGGGCGGAATAACAAAACATGTAGCCGAGCAAATCTTGGCAGAGCGCAAAGCAACGGAGGCAAGCGAATGATCCGCCGCCTCATCGACTGGATCATAGCCGGGTTGGCCAAGAACCAAAGGGACTGTGACCATTAGCCACGCCATAAATAAACCTGTTGACCCCTGCAACGAACTGGTTTAGGGACAGTCTCACCAACAACGAAAGGACTACAACATGACTAACTGGACCAAAGACGAGCGCGCCGTTGCACTGCTGGCACAGGCCGTAGAGCACGCCAACGCAACGGACGAGTTCTCGCTTGAGCACGAGGCCAAGCTGGAGCTGATCCGCGACGAGTATCTCGACGACCTGTGGAACGACTATCGCGGCGAGGACACCGACGCCTTTGAAGAGTGGCACAACCAGCCGACGGTCGAGGAAGCCTTCCACGCCGAGATCGGCGCGTGAGCGGCGTGCCCGCCAAGCGGCGCGCCCCACGCAGTCTCAAGAAGGCCAAGACGCCGACCAAGGCACCAGACACGTCACCCATCGGCATCGAGCCGAAGATGCGCCAAATCGTAGAGGACGCCTTCTTCGGCTCGAAGAACCTGTGCGCCGCGATCTTGGCCACCGGCAGGACGCACGGGCCGATGACGCCTGCGCAGCAGGTCGCCGCCATTGAGTACGCGCACAGCGTCAAGATCATCGACACCTTTGTCCAGCGCGTGCCGAACAAACCCCCGCGCGTGTTGGGCCTAACAGATCGGAACCTATCGAAATGAGCAATAAGATAACAGAGGCAGTTGAGGCCGAGAAGGCCGCCATCATCGGCATGCTGACAGGCATGCAGTCCAGCATAGACATCGCCCTGCGCGGTGCCGTCGTTGCAGACAGCGAGACCTTGCGCTTCGCCAGCGGCTTTGTGGCTGGCATCATCGAGAGTATCGAGGGCGATCTGCATCGCGTAGCGACCCTCCCACCGAAGTCATCAATCATACTGCCGTGAGGCGATCAACGAAAGGAAACTAATATGACCGACGCAGTCAACAACATCCTCACCGACGCCCACAAGGCTCTCGTCAAGCGCGACCGTCTGGCCGGGCAACTGCGGCAGGCCGATCTGGAACTGAGCCAGCTCACCCAACGCTACCGCGTCGAGGCCAAGGTCTGGATCACGTCACCGCTCATGCTGCGGCAAGCCGTCGAGGCGCGCATCGGCAAGAAGCTGGCCGCGTGATACTACTTGATGCCGTCCGATCTATGCGATACGGACGGCACCCCAACAACGAAGGACACTAAAATGACAGGCATCAAGAGAGCCGTTGAACTAGCTGGCGGCGCAAACGCGCTCGCCGCCAAGCTCGGCGTGTCACACCAAGCGATATACGTCTGGCTGCGCAAGGGCTGGGTTCCGTCTCAGCGCGCGCTGGAGATTGAGAAGCTGCTCGACATCCCACGGGTCGATCTGTTCAAGCCAGAGCTTGCCGCTCTGTTCACGTCCAACTGAACGCCGTGGACAACGTGCAACGCATCACACCAGAAGTCCGTGACATCCACGTCCCCGCGCCTCTGCGCGACCTGCCGCTGTTCCTGTGCTGGCGGCTTGAGCCACGCTATGAGGGCGACCCGAAGCCGCTGAAGGTGCCGTACTACCCGCTCGGCAACAAGCGCGTCGGACGCCAAGGCGCTCCAGAGGATCGGTCGCAGCTCACGACCTTCGCCCTCGCGCGGGATCAGGCCGCCAAGCGTGGCATGACTGGCATCGGCATCGCCCTGCTTGAGGGTTACGACCTCGTCGCCATCGACGTGGACAACTGCGTCACCGACGGCAAGCTGCCGAGCGAGATCCTGCACGCCGTGGGCTCAACCTACGCCGAGTACTCGCCCAGCGGTCGCGGCATCCGCGCCATCATGCGCGGCAACATCGGCAACCACAAGGCACCGACTACAGACACCGACTACGGCTTCGAGGTGTTCTCGACGACTGGCTTCTGCACGCTGACCGGCAACGCCCTAGACCACATCGACATCCTCGGCCTTGAGGACACCGTGGGCAAGGTCAGCCCCGCGATCACCGAAATCTGTGAGCGCCGCTTCGGCAGCTCCACGGCGAGGGTGTCTGACCCCGACGACTTCATGGTCGGCCGCGAGCCGAAGATTGGCCTGTCCGTCTCCCAGATGGAGGAGCTGCTCTCCGTGCTTGACGCCGACATGCCCCGCGAGGACTGGGTCAGGGTCGGCATGGCCCTGCACCACGAGTGCGACGGCGACGACAGCGGCTTCTATCTATGGGACGACTGGTCGGAGCACGGCGAGAAATACCCCAGCGAGGAGGCGCTGCGGAAGCAGTGGGACAGCTTCGAACGCCGTAAGGGTTCAGGCCACCGTCAGGTGACCATGGCATCCGTAATGAAGATGGCAAAGGAGGCAGGCGCACCATCCACCCCGCGCCCCACCTTGGCGGCAACCGTTGACGACTTGCGCACAGCAATGAGCGCGGTTGCCGCCACGCCTGCACTGGGCATGTTCACGCCCGAAGAGTACACTGGCCGCTTCCCGATCACGTCACTGGCCGCCAGCATCATGATGGAGCCGGGCGGCTGGCTGATCAAGAACGTGCTGCCTGACGCCGGTCTGATTGTGTTGTACGGCGCGTCAGGCTCAGGCAAGACGTTCGTCGCCATTGACTTGGCCTACGCAATCGCGATGGGTGTGTCGTGGCGCGGCAACCGCACCAAGAAGGGCCGCGTGCTGATCATCGCCGCCGAGGGTGGCAAGGGCATGAGCAAGCGCCTGAAGGCGTATCTGAAGCACCACAAGATTGATCCGGCTGACGTTGACATTGGCCTGCTGGTCGTGCCGCCGAACTTCCTGCTATCCGAGGACGTGACCGAGCTGGCTGCGGCTGTCGCTGCATCTGGCGGCGCGGACGTTATCGTCGTCGACACCTTTGCGCAGGTTACGCCGGGCGCGAACGAGAACAGCTCCGAGGACGTTGGGCTGGCACTAAGCAACGCACGCGCACTGGAGATGGCCACAGGCGCGACAATCATGGCGGTGGCCCACAGCGGCAAAGATGTGTCCAAGGGTATCCGTGGGTGGTCTGGCATGTTTGCGGCGGCGGACGCCGTGCTTGAGGTCGTGAAGCATGAGAACGGCACACGCGAGCTGCACACCACCAAGATGAAGGACGGCGACGACGGGCTGAAGTGGGGCTTCCGCTTGGAGCTTGTCACCGTCGGTGTGGACGCCGATGGCGACCCGATCACGAGCTGCGTTGCCGTTGAGGCTGACGTGCCTGTGCCAGTGGTGCAGGAGACTGGCCCCAAGGCCCAGCGCTTCGGTCCGCACGAGCGCCACGTGCTTGAGATCATCGAGGACCAGTATGCGGGCGTTGAGCGTGCGCCATTTGCTGAATTGTTCGAGAAGTGCTTTGCCGCCATGACCAAGCCAGAGCCACCGAAACGTGACCTGCGCCGCCGCGATCTGGACCGTGCGATCCAGTCGCTGGTCAAGCGCAAAGACCCGCCGATAGAAATAAAGAACGGTATTGTAATTTTTTACACTTAGGGGGGTTGACGGCTGCAACTAAGCAGTTTAGAGACCGTGTCACCAACAACACGAAGGGAATTACAAAATGGCTACCAAGTTTAATACCATCGATCTCGCCGGTTCGGTCGTCGACCGTCTGGGCGACATCAAGGCCCAGATTGCCGAATTGAAGGCAGTCGAGGCCAACCTCATCGGCATTCTCGTCAATGGCGGCGAGGGTGCAGTGGACGGCGACACTTTCCGCGCCACCGTCTCCTCGGTCGCCGAGCGCTCGTCGCTCGACGCCAAGGCGGCCGAAGCCAAGCTCCGCGAGCTGGGCGTTGACGGCCGCTGGTTCAGCAAGAACCAGAAGGTCACCAAGGGCTACACCGTAGTCAAAGTCGTGGCGAGGAAGGCATGATGGCCGACAGCATCTTGGCCGCAGAGTACACGGTGGGTAGCAAGCGCTACCCGCCGACCCTCTACATCAACCGGATCACGGACGGACGCCGTTCCAACGTGGCCGCATTCACCGTGTCAGGCAAGCGCGAGGCGCGTCAACTGGCAAAGCAACAGGGAGCAGAACCATGGAATTTTTAGACCGCAGCCGCTATCGCATGTGCGACGACACCAAACTTCTTGAAGAGGCAAAGTACAACCCCAACGCAGAGCTGGCCATCGTGCTGGCCGAGCGTCTGGAAGAGGTGTACATCGACTTCGACGAAGAACTTGAGGCCGCAAAAGAGCGCGCCGCCGACTTTGAACGCGACGCCAATCGGCTCGACGACAAGGTCTACCTGTTGCAGGCCGAGATCGCCCGTAACGAAGACACCATCACCCGCATGGCGGCAGAAATCGCATATCTAAAGGAGCAGAATAATGATTAAGATCGAAGTAACAGGAAACAGTCTTGGCGAAGTGGCCGATAAGCTACTCGCAATCGGCAGCAGCTTGCTCGCCTCCGACCACCAGCGCATCCGCGCTAAGGGAGCGTACGCAGAAGCGCGTTTTACTAAGGTTGAATTGGCGGAGGTAGCTAAAGCCGCACCCGTGGACCCTACCCCTGCCCCTGCGGCATCGGTCTCTGAGGACGAAGAGCTTGAGGTCGTTGACCTGCCAATCGCCACGCTCGACTTTGAGACCGTTGTGCGCCCGCTGGTCCTGAAGGTCGTTGAGGTGCGCGGCAAGCCGGTCATGGAGGAAATGCTGTCCCGCTTCGGCGTGGCTAAGGCGTCCCTGATCGAGCCAGCCCTGCTGCCTGAACTGGTAGCACTGTGCAACGAGGCATTGAGCAAATGAGCGGCCACGCGAAACTAAGCCCGTCCGGCGCGCACCGCTGGATGGTCTGCCACGGCAGTGTGGCGCTTGAGGCACCGTTCCCCGACAGCAGCAGCGAGTTTGCTGCCGAGGGGACGTTGGCGCATGAAGTGGCGGCAAAGTGTTTGGAGAGCGGCGTTGAGCCTTCGGCGCTGATTGGCCAGAAGTTCAACATTGACGGCTTCGACTTCACCGTCGACCAGACGATGGCCGACCACGTCAAGGACTACATGAAGCTCGTCCGCGAGTATGCCGAGGGCGGTGAACTTCTGGTTGAGAAGCGCGTGCGCATAGGCCACCTGACCGGCGAGGAAGGCGCGGGCGGCACGTCCGACGCAATCATCATCAAGGGCCGCGAGATCATCATCATCGACCTGAAGTATGGCATGGGCGTCAGGGTCGACGCGAACGAAAACCCGCAACTCATGTTGTATGCCCTCGGCGCGCTGTATGAGTATGAAGTCCTCGGCGACTTCGACACCGTCACGATGGTGATCCACCAGCCGCGCCTGAACCACGTCAGCGAATACAGCATACCGGTGAGTGAATTACTTACCTTTGCCGATGACGTTGTCAGCGCGGCCGACAAGGTGCGCTGGGAAGACCCAGTCCTTGTGCCGGGAGAGAAGCAGTGCCGCTTCTGTAAGGCAAAGGCGACATGCCCAGCCCTGCGTGCGGAGATGGCCGAAGTGGTCAGCGGCGCGGCGGACATCAGCGACTTCGCCGACATGATACCGAATGTGGTGTCATCCGAGACCAGCGATAATTACCTGCCGGTGGCCATGTCGAAGGTTGAACTGATCGAGCAGTGGTGTAAGGCTGTCCGTGCCGAGACCGAACGTCGCCTGCTTGCGGGTCAGCCTGTCACCGGATACAAGCTGGTCGCAGGTCGCGCTGGCAACCGCGACTGGAGGGACGCCAAGGCCGTCGAGGAGATGATGAAGAAGACCTTCCGCATGCGTGACGACCAAGTGTATGACTTTAAGCTGATCAGTCCCACGAAGGCCGAGAAGGTGTTCAAAGAGAACCCCAAGCGTTGGGCGAACCTGCAAGAGCAGATCACCCGCAGCGAGGGCAAGCCATCAGTGGCACCCGCCACCGATAAGCGTCCAGCAATGGACATCAAACCAGTCTTGGACGATTTCCAAGGCTTAACTGCAAACTGAGGACTTGAAAAATGCAAGTAATGCTTAAAAATATCCGTATCGCCTTCCCAGCTCTGGGTGCGCCGCAATCCTTCGGCGAAGGTGAGCCAGCCTACGGAGCCAAGCTGATCGTCGACCCCAAGGGTGAGCACGTGAAGCAGATCAAGGAAGCCATCTTGGATGCGGCCAAGGAAAAGTGGAAGGACGAGGCGCAAGAGGTTATCAACGCCCTGACCGACGACAAGAAGGTCTGCTACGTTGAGGCCGAATACCGCAACAAGAAGACACGCCAGCCATATGCGGGCTTCGAGGGCAAGTTCTACCTGTCCGCACGCAACGCAGGCACGCAGCCTACGGTCGTGGACCGCCTCGGCAATGAAGTCACCAGCAAGGCCGAGATTGAGCGTC